CTGCGTTGTGTAGTTGTAGATAACTCTTCATATTACTTCCTTACTAGACCTAATCAACTTCAGTCTCTTCTTCCTTATTATTGCCTTTATCGTAGAAACCATTTCGAGCCTTATCAGCTTCTAATGCCCTATTCCTACTTTCAGAGTAGACCTCTTTATCAAGAGAAGGTAGTTCAGCATTTTCTAGGAGTGCATCAACAATATGGGTCTGGTCAGCAAGGCTAATATCAGCACCGTTAAGGTTACGAAGGTAAGCACCAAGTTCACGAAGGTCATGGGGGGCTACATCACCAGCTTCGATCTTAGGCATAAGGCTATAGTCAAGGCCGTTAAGCTCCCACAGACGCTCTACTAGCTGTTTGTTGAGTACGTCTACAATAGATTGTATGTAGCTCTCTAGCGCACGTAAAAAGAGGTCTGTCTTTGATTTGCTCAGTGCGTATGACCCAGAAGGACCAGCACCTAGCATAATAAACTCAGAGAGTACACTTCTAGCAATGTCGTGCTGATAGCGAGTGATAATAGGTCCAGTATCAATAGACCTACCTGAGTCAGTACCCATCAGGCGAATGTTGACCATCTTTACACTAGAAGGCTTACCATCAGCATCATTGTAAACATCTGAGGGTAGAATAACAAAGGACTGTTCGTTTTGTTTAAGGTCACGACCAATCTCTTCAAGGGACTGTCGTACAGCCACCTGTGACTCTGTTGCATCAGGGGAAAGGTACTCAGCAGGAACCTCGATAATAGGGATACCTACTAGGTCACGCTCAATACCGATAGCTTCTCTCATCTGAACCATTTGCAGGATTTCATAAGAGGTGTAAGCATTACGAAGAACTGGCCTACCAGCAGGATCACCGTTAAGGGCAGTGGTTTTGTAGTGGAGAGATTTGTTTAAAGGGATGTAGTGACCACGACCAAGAATAGTACCAGTGTTCTGATAGACACCACACAACTCATCAGGACTGCTACCGTTACTGCCCATATCAAAACGGTTAATAGTCCAAGGCGCTCTTACAACCAACTTCTTTACACCAAAGCGACCATCAGAGTATTTAGACCTCTTCTTGGGGTTGCGAGTCAGTGGGCCTTCACGGCGCTTATACACTACCTCAAACCAAGAGAACCCGTATGATAGAAAAGAGATTGCCTCAGATACGTGATCGTCTAGGGTATGGTCCATATCCTCTAGTACAGACTCAACATACTCAGCTTCTACCTTAGCTGCATCGGAGTCGTCTTTAGGTTTAACCTTTAACTTTACATCACGAAGGATTTGCTCTACAGCGTACATTACAGCACCAATAGTAGCATCGTTCTCCCGCATTTCCGCATACTTCTTAATAGCTTTGTTGCCACGAAGTTTGGGGATGAAGTCTTCACCACGGATAGTACCATTACGAATACTAGCGCCATGAGCGCCAAGAGTCTTAGTCGCAGTGGATTGAGTAAGTTTCTCTTGGGTTACCATTTATTATACTACCTAATTCTATATTCTTGTTCTTCAGTCGTACTATAAAGTAGGCCACACAACATCAAACGGGAACCCGTCTTGATCTGGCACACCACGCAAGGCTTGGCGATATGCAGTCATGGCCTCGCTCATGGTGCTGTCGCTTAGGGCTTGCCAATCTGTCGCTTGTAGAAGTTTATCGCGGTGGTTGCGGATTGATGTTTCAACCTGTTCCTGTGGTCTGTTGACGACCGTGTAACCAATGACCCAGCGACCAGTCTCATATGTATCACCAACCGATACGTCAGCGGGGTGTTCATCGTCTGGCTGCTTGGTCCTGACTTCCCTGTGTGGCTCTGCGTCCTGCACCACACGTTGGACCATGTGGTCACACTCAGGGCGCGCGTCAGGCATTACATGCACGATACCGTAGCTGGCAAGGATTGCATCACCAATCTTCTTGGGGAAGCTGGTCTTAGGATTGTCACGGCGAAGGTTTCCGAGCGTGTAAGGGAATTGCTCTACCTGTCCGTTTGATGTTTTCACGAGTAGCATTTAGGGTGTCCTTATGCGGTGGAGTATTGGTAGACTGTGTCTCCAGAGGACCCAACAACGTACATCTTTGTGCCGTCAGGTTTGAAGAATATGCCTTGTGGAGCTGTTTCTTGAGCAACAACACTGAAGTTCTGTAAGTAACTAGCTGAAGAAACATCCCAAGCGGTGCTTAGATCATACTCGTTTACATCGTCTCCAGAGGCCCCAATAACGTACATCTTTGTGCCGTCAGGACTAAAGAATAATCCAGTTGGAAATAATTCTTGCGAGGAAACACTGAAGTTCTGTAAGTAACTAGCTGAAGAAACATCCCAAGCAGTGCTTAGATCATACTCGTTTACATCGTCTCCAGAGGACCCAACAACGTACATCTTTGTGCCGTCAGGTTTGAAGAATATGCCGGTTGGATTTGTTTCTTGCGAGGAAACACTGAAGTTCTGTAAGTAACTAGCTGAAGAAACATCCCAAGCGGTGCTTAGATCATACTCATTAACATTGTCATCAATAAACCCAATAACGTACATCTTTGTGCCATCAGGTTTGAAGAACACGCCGCTTGAAGCTGTTTCTTGAGCAACAACACTGAAGTTCTGTAAGTAACTGGCGTTAGAGATATCCCAAGCAGTGCTTAGATCATACTCGTTTACATTGTCATCAGTAAACCCAATAACGTACATCTTTGTGCCGTCAGGTTTGAAGAATAATCCAGATGGACCTGATTCTTGCGAGGAAACACTGAAGCTAACGCTATCATAACTTGCGTTTGCTAGGTCAGGGTCGGTCCAGACAACACCACCACCACCAGCAGAAACACCAGCCGCACCCATCCGCATAAGCCTAGAAATATTCATGCCATTGCCGCCCCAGCTAAGAAGCCGTAGTAAGTCGTGCCACCGTCCTGCGTGTAGAACGTATATACATCCGTAGCGCCGCTGGCAGGTGCATCAGGTGCAGTACCGCCCGCCCAGTCGACAGACGAAGGCCACGTTAGCGTGTACGTCCCAGAGGGCGTAATCTTGAGCGTAAACCCGTATGCCGTCCCTGATGCTGGCGGGCTGTCAAACACGTATGTAGCATTAGCGGCAGGCGCATGTGAGAACACATTGCCAGAAGTCAGGTCAAGAGTTGTGCCTGACAGCGTTCCTACGCCTTCGGTGTCAAAATCAGAGGGCTGTAGAGCTGTATCGGCTTTAGTTCCCTGAGCATCTGTTGCATAGTCGGCCCCGTCAAACGCCTTGACCGCAGCAAGGTTTGTAACCTCACTGTCCATAAGGGCACCGGCAGATTCGACATTGGTGGCGTTCACCCCTGTACCCCCAGTTTCCCCTTGTGGGCCAGTATCACCCTGATTACCCTGAATACCTTGCGGGCCTTGGATGCCGCCATACGCAAGTGCCGACCACACAGATGAGCCATCACCAACCTTAAACTGGTCAGTGTCTGTTTCTAACCCAAATTCACCGACAGCTAGAACAGGGTTCACAGTGGTCCAATTTGCAGCCGTGTCACGGCGTAATTGAATAAGATCAGCCATTTGCAAACCCTCCGTTAATAGATTGTGTTGACGTGTATGTGGTGCTGGCCGCGCCACCGTCTATGTTTTTTGAATCGCTTCCGCTTCCGCCACCCTCTTTTTCAGCAGCCTGATAGCTGCCAACACCAGTAGCAACCGCAAGCCTATCCTCGTCGGTGATTACATAAATCTGGCCCAGCAGCAAACCATTGGCTGCGGCCAGTGTGTTCAGGTCAGCGCGTGACCCTCGTTTGTGTTGGACGTTTGGCATTTAGAATGTTCCGCAGTCTACCGTATCAACAGCCAGAGTAACAAACCCGTTTCCAGCATCTTTGGTCATAGCCATGGATGTGTTCATGCGCAAAATGCCGTCAGTGCCGTCCGTGCCGAATATAAAGCCCGCTGTGCCACCGTCAACAACAGATACTTTTTCATCAGACGATCCCGTAGGGATGTTAAGCGCAGTCTTAAACGAGTTAAACGTGATCCGCTTTTCTTTTACACCAGTGGCACTAGAGTCGTGCATGATGAGAAGGTCAGCATTACCGTCAACAGAAGCAAGAGCGTCAAGAGCGTCGATAGCAGGCACAACAGGAACCATCGTGGTCCCGTCTGTAGGAAAGTGCGCTGTCTGTCTGTCGGTCGTAAAGAACACCTGACCTGCAAGCAAAGATGAGGAAGGTAGGTTTGCATAGAGGCCGCGTTTCTGCTGGACTGAAGGCATGATGGGTATTCCTTTATGTTTTAATTGAAAGTGCCAAGATCAACAACACTATTTACAAATAGGCCACCGTCTGAACCAGTTGTTAAAGAGTTATTAGCTTGTGAAGATATATTACCCTCAGAGCCACTTGGTCCTGCAATACCCCTTGGTCCTTGTGTAGCACCAAAAACAATAGAAGCGGGTGGACTAGAAGTAATCACAACAACAAGGGGATCACAACTACTCATTACGTGTAACCTCTTGACTAAATACGACAGAACCCTCTAGCCACCTTTCGGCACTACTAGCACTAAAGTATGCCTCTAGGTCATAAACACCACCAGTTTTAATAAGGGATGTTTCTGTTGCGCTTAGGGACATTGTGATAACACCAGTAGCATCAACCTTAGTAATCTTGCCATTGTCTGTTGTAAGTTCTGCAATAACACTAGGGTTGTTCTTACTGGCCCTAATCTGCATACGGAAACCTATGCTAGTAAGGTCAACGGGGGAACCACCCTCCGTCTGTAGGAAAGTAACCTGTTGCTCAAAGTCAGAACCTTGGTACAGGGTTAGGTTATAAGAGGCTGGCGTAACTGTCATATCTATATTTCCTGATTTTACGAACTGCCCTTAGAACTTGCGTACACAATAGCTAGTTGTGGCCTCTGTACACCATTAAGCATTAACTCGGTCATACTCCATACAAGAGCATCTAGGCGGTCAGGGGAACCTATAGAACCCAAAGGCTCCCAAGTTGTCATCTGTGTTTCTAGTTCACCAAGTGATGCTTCAGGGTCAAGAGTATCTTTGACGTGATGGATCAAACCACGTTCGTACATGGCCGAGATAGGCTCTGCCCTAGCATACTTACCACGAGAGGCTCTAACGGCCTTGTAAGGGATCGTATCATCAATACCGTGGATAGTGGTCTTAACCATGTCACCACCCTGATTGACTTCCGCGATGATCCTATCAGCATCAAACTTATGATAAAGCTCGATAGCCTTAGAAGCCCATTGTTGAGGAGAACCTTTAAGTGTATAATCACCTAAGACATAACCATGGCCATTTACATCTACACCAGACACAACAATACCAGTCATATCAGATTCTTTGTTTGCGGTCACGGCAGGGTCAATAGCCACAACAATACGGTTTAGGTTGGGGACTTCACTACGAGTGACCTTACAGTCCTCAATAGTGTCCACTGTCCAAAGTGCGCCTTCAGCTTCCTCAAGTATCTCTGCGTAAAGTTCTTGTCGGCCAAGGCGTGTACCTTCATACTGATCTTTTACAGCCTGTAGGTAGGTATCTGCTAGGTTAGCGCTGTTCTCAAAGGTAGAACCAGTGACCACTACAGTCTTTGGGTCTTTAAGTAGCTTACGAATAAGTTTAGTAGGCTTAGGTGTTGTAGTAACACAAATACGGGGGTGCTTACCTAAACGGAGACAAAACTGTAGCATGTCCCAAGTATCTTGGTCCTTGTTCCAAGCGGCTAACTCATCCGCCCAAGAAAAGGAGAACTGTGGCCCACGAAGGCGCTCAGGTTCTTCTGCCGAGTAACACTCAATGCGAGAGATTTCTCTTGCAGAGTGGTCGCCGTTCTCGTGCCAACTTAAAAGTCTTTTAGTCGGGGACCAAAGAGGCATCCCTATCAACTTGCCTTTATCGTTTCTGTCACCCTTATGGCAGTGGTTAAGGAAGCCACTCTCGCCTTTGACCATAACACGTTCAATATCAGAGTTAGTAGATGCTACAGCAGCCCCACGCTTGTATCCAGCTTTAACCTGCGCACGGCACCACTCGACACCAGTTCTGGTCTTTCCTGCCCCACGACCCTGATTCAAGAACCACACGTTCCAATCGTTATCCTCTGGGGGTAGTTGCTTAGGTCTTGCCCAGAACTCCCAGTTGTACTTTAGTTCTTTCGCTTGATTGACAGATAACTTAGATAGCAGCTCCTTAGCTTCACACGGCGGTAACTGTCTGAGGGTATCTGCGTTTAACTTCTGAATCACGGAGTTTATCCATCGGGGTTAAATAATCTCTACGATTACTCTTAGACGCGTTAATTTTACTATATAGTAGTTGCAAATTTACACCAGTGTGAAGACCACAAACATGGGGGTGAATAAGAGGTTCGATGTGGTCTACCTGTAGGCAGCCCCCAGTTAACTTATTTAGCTTACGAGCCAAGGTATACATTCCGCGCGCGTCAGTGTGGTTGGCTGCGGCAGAGCTATTACCTGCCCTTCGTCTAGCTGAGTTTGAAGAGGCCTTAGCCCTGTTGTCCTTCTTCCACTTGGAAGCGCGATCTTTGTACAAAGCTTTGTTTTCAAGGTAGAATATAGCCTTGTCCCCACGCACCTTATCTACGTTTTCCCTGCGCCACTTTAGGCTATAGGCTGCACAACACGCCTTACAAACATTAGTGTGTCCGTCAGCTTTGTTTTGAGCCTTCTTGTGGAAACTAGCCAAGGGTAAGTATTTACTACAAGTACTACAGATTTTAATCACTTAGCTAAACACCTTGGGGAGAAGACTAGGGTTTGAACCTAGATCGTATGTTTAATAGACACACATGTTACCATTACACCATCTACTCGTAGTTAATCTTTAGTAGTTTCTTCCGCCTTGATGCCTAGCAACTCTACAAGCTGGTCGATAGCACTCAAGTCTTCATCAGCACTATCGGCTTCTACCTCAATGACAGTGTTGGTGGGTGACCAACCTGCCTTAGACCGAAGGAAAAGCTCTGCTGCCCACTGGGTAGACTTATCTTCCATAGGACCAATCAAAGCATGGTCAATTACCCTCTTACCTACTGCACCACTTAGACTAGCCCTCTCAGCCTCCATAGCCACACCATACGTCTTGTACAGGGTAGCCATGGCACTAGGGGCATTAGGTAGCCGCTGGATAGAAGCTAGGGTCTGCTTGACTGTTACACCACCACGGATGCACTCTAGGATA